GCTACACCTCTTGAAGCAGAAATAATCAAATACTGCCATAATGTATTTGGAGCATATAAAGTAACATACTTCAATGCAGTATATGATTATTGCAAAAGAATGAATGCTGATTGGAAAACTGTTCACGATGGAATGCTATTGTCAAAATATATAAATGAAACGCATACGCTTGTCCCTGGTCCTGATGGAAAACTAGGATACGGTGGAAAATGTTTTCCAAAAGATGTAAATGCATTTAGCAAACTGACAGAAAATCTGCCAATTGGAAAACTACTAGCACCATTACATCAGTTGAATGTATTGTTTAGAGGATATGAAGAAAAAATATAAAAACTTTTAATTAGTAGATATGCATTAAAAGTAAATAGTAAAAAATATACTATTTACTCATGAAAAGCTTCCTAGAATTTTTAACTGAATCTGTCATAGATCCCGAAAATGATACATTGGATCCTTTGATTTTTGAAAACCCTGAAGAAAACAGATATCCAAAAATTCTAGAGTCTGTAAGACAGCAGATCTTAATGCTTGTCAAAGAATTTGAATATATGGTCCAGATAGAAGATGTCTGGATCAAAGGAAGCATTTTGACAAAGAACTATTCTCCAAGGTCTGACATTGATGTCACTATCATAACAAAGTCTGAAGGAAGCATGGATGATGATGACACATGGGACTACACTAAAGCAATGTCAGGGAAGAATGCTGGCCTGTCAAACCATCCAATAAATTTCTTCATCAACTTCATCAAGACTAAAAAAGACCTTAAGAACATCATTGACAATTTTGACAACATCTATTCATTGATGAAGAACAGCTGGCTGAAGAAGACAAAAGACTATTCAGTAGATGTTGACAAATACATGAATAGCTTCAAAGACAGCATCTCAAATATTGACCTTGAGACAATGTCTCTTCGAAGAGACTTAATTGACTTCAATTCAATCAAAAAGTTCCCAAAAGGAATGAACAAGAAACTCAAAGCTATGGCTGAAAAAAAGCTTAAGAGTATTGAGACGTCTATCAAAAGAATGATTAGTGATGCTGACAAGACTAAAAAAGGAAGATTGATGGTCTTTAAAAAGCCAATATCATTGACTGAGTTGAACAAAATACGTTCTAAGAACACTCTTCCAGAGAATGTCATATTCAAGCTAGCTGAAAGATACTACTATTTTGAACTGATAAAAGAACTAGACAAAATCTTAGACAACAACAAAATTGAAGATGAAGATGTGATTGACATTCAAGATGCCTTAGAGAATTTTTTTACTAAGACTGAAGCATAAACTAATGGAGAATATATTATGATTTTAACTGAAGGAAAGCATTGGCCAGAGGATTATGCTAAAACAGCATACAATACTATTAAGAATTCTCCATTAGGAAAAACTAGTTGGTATAGTGAAGAGTTTTTGCTAAGAGATCTTATTGGGCCACCATTTAATCCAAATGGTCCATCTGAGCCTGCACACGATATCAACAATATAGATATACGTGACTTTAATGCTCACCCAGACCAATATGGAATATTAGGAGAATTCTCTCCTCTAACTCACAAGAACAGCAACCTTGGATATTTTGCCACAATAATAAAGTGGTTTGTTGAATATTCGGGGTCAAATGTAAAAAAATATCAAGAATATCTTGAAAGAAAGTTAGATGGAATAATTAAGACCCTTCTCTATCTCTCTAGCAATTCTACTGAAGAAAGTAAGATAAAAGAAGATTTAAAGACAAAATGGAAGTTTGAAGACTTTGAAAAATATCAAAAAACACTAGAAGACAAAATTAATGCCGAACAGTCTGAAAAGAGGAAAAATATCAAACTTGAAGACAAGGGATATGAAATCATTAAAATTGATTCTTTTAGTGAAATGAATAAAATGTTTGGTGGAGACAAGACTGGGTATCAAGGCAAGTCAGAATGGTGCCACACAAACACTGATTCAACATATTCAAATTGGACTAATAGTGGAAGATATATGTTTTTTGTTCTAGCTAAGAAAGGTTGGGAGAACATTAAGCCTCCTGATCCAAAAACAACAAATGCATATGATGAATATGGGACAAGCTTGATCGCTATACTTGTTGACACTAGAACAGGAAAGCTTCGAAATTCTACACTTAGATGGAACCATATCATTGAACCAGGAGCAACAAAGCCAGGAGCAACAACTGATGGTGCATTCTTTGGATGGGCTGATTTGATTGAAATAATTGGAAAAGATGTTGAAGCTGAAATCAATAACATATTGAAAGATGATATTAAAGCTGCTAAAGCAGAAACAGAAAATGCAAACAGACAAGTAAATGAATATCTTGAAAGACATAAAGACAAGATAAAAGATCTAGATCCAAATACTAACTTTAAGATAATCCAAAAGTTCAAAGATGTAGTAACAGAAATAAAAATTCCTGAAGGGGTGACGATCATCGGGTACCTTGCGTTCACTGAATGTTCCAGCCTAACGTCGGTCACAATTCCGAACAGCGTGACGAGCATCGGGAAGGATGCGTTCAGCTATTGTCCTAGGTTAACGTCTGTTACATTTGGAAATAGATTGACAAGCATTGGTGACAATGCATTTCAAGGTTGTTCCGATCTGACATCAATCACAATCCCAGATAGTGTGACGAGCATTGGGGATATGGCGTTTTCTCATTGTTCCAATCTAACATCAGTGACGATTGGGAACGGCGTAACGAGCATTGGGAGATTTGCTTTTACTAGTTGTTCTAGGTTAACATCGATCACGATTGGGAACAGCGTGAAGAGCATCGGAAGCGGGGTATTTTCTGGTTGCTCCAACTTAACATCAATCACGATTCCAGACAGCGTGACGAGCATTGAGTATGGTGCGTTCTCTGAATGTTCCAGTCTAACGTCGGTCACAATTCCGAACAGCGTGACGAGCATCGGGGACCATGTGTTCTATTGTTGTTCTGGACTGAAGTCAGTCACGATTGGGAACGGTGTGAAGCGTATCGGGGAATTGGCGTTTAATCATTGTTCCAGCTTAACATCAATTGTGATTCCGAATAGTGTGACTAGCATCGGGAATTCCGCATTTTCTGATTGTTCCAGCCTGACCTCAATCTTGATTCCGGACAGCGTAACGAGCATCGAGGACTATGCATTTTTTGGTTGTTCCGAGCTGACGTCAGTCACAATTCCTGACAGCGTGACGAGCATCAATTATTATATATTCTATCGTTGTTCCAAACTCAAGACAATCTATTGCTCAGAAAAGATTTGGAATAGGTTTAAAGATGAGTTTCCAAAAGATGCTCACCGAGAAGATCCAGAAATAAATGAGTCATATTTGAAAGATGTTGACTATTATGACCTTTATAAGAAGATCCAAGAAGATGCAATGTTCAGTGGGATTGATGGATCGAGCATTGGAGCAGGTGACATTGTTGGTGTAGACCTTCCAGATGAATTTGATGCAGAAGTCCATACAAATGGGGCAACAAGCCCATCAAAGAGCATTCTTCCAAAGATTCAGAAGTATGTCTCTGGAAAAGGCGGTTTCTTTGGACCAGATGACTTCACTTTAGCTAAGAACATCTTCAATAAAGTCCAGAAAAGATACAAAGAGCAGATGAAAGCAATGAGGAAGTTTGCTGTTGGAAAGCAATGCCTGACATGTGAAGACATCTTCTTTGGCATTGGTCTTTCAGAAGAGCAAGCTAAGGAGCTTTGCAAGAAACACTTTGAGCATGTAGTTTCAGAAAACAATGCCAATGCAAAGCTAGTAGATCTAGCTTTCTATGGATCTAGGACAAAAGGCACTGAAAGAGAAGATTCTGACTTAGATGTCGTAGTCCAATATTCTGGACCTGAAAGAGAAGACACTATGTTTGAGATCCTTAACTCTGAAGATAGGGAATTTGGAAGATTTTCAATTGGCGGATTCATTGTAGACTTCAATCCAATCAAGGGACCAATAGATGAATTCTTAGCAAAAGCCGCTAGATACTAAAATTCCATTGAAATTGTATATTATTTAAAAATAATGATATAATTTTAATGTGGAATTCACTAATTATTTAATACCCAATGATACTGGTGGGTGTTTCTTTTGGCGGTCATTGATGGCAGTTGAGACAATCTGGGCCATGGGTCCAGAATATGAAATCAACAATATTGTCTCTCAAAGACCAAGCTTTGATCCAAAATATTATCAAGGCGTCAACATGATAATGGTTCAAAGATTGACAAATGAGCATCAGCAAAGGATGCTTGAAGGTTTTTTGAAGCCGGTTTCAGACGCTGTTGGTTGCTGGACAGTCTTCAACATTGATGACATTATGGACCATCGGCATATTCCTTTGTGGAACAGAGGCCGTAGAGGATATATCAATCCAAAGACACAAGAGAGAATAAGGTCTATGCTTAACACAGCAGACTTTGTTCTTACTACGACTGATATCATCAAAGAGTATTATCATAACCTTTATGGAATTCCTCTTGAGAACATCATAACAATTCCAAACCTTCTTCCTAGATGGTGGATTGGAAGCTACTACAACAAAAATTTGTCAATTGAAAAATTCAACCAGTTCAAGAAGAAGCCGAGAATTGGTATAATTTCATCACTTTCTCATTACAATCTTGATAAAATCCGCATAGACCATAGGAAGAACGATGGATTCAACCATGGAATTTATCCATGGGAAGAGACAAAAGATGGAAAGCAGGTAACTGTCTGGAAGGATGAAGAAATGAATGTCATTGAAAATCCAGACGACTTCCAGGTAGCTCCAGATGACTTAAGTATCATCTTAGAGACAATAAAGAAAACTGTAGATGATTTCCAGTGGGTGTTTGTTGGCTATTCACCGCCTGAGCTTGAAGAATACATAAAAGCTGGCAAGATTGAATACTATTCAGGTGTTCCAATCATGAATTATCCTTTGTCGCTGTCAAACTTAAGGTTGAATGCAATTGTAGCTCCATGCCTTCCAGGTGTCTTCAACGAATCAAAGTCAAACATCAAATGGCTTGAAGCTGCAGCGTTAGGAGTTCCACTTTTCGCAAGCAATATCATTGCATATAGCAAATACATGCCTGAAAAGCAGCTTTTCAATGATGGAAAAGACTTAGAAGAAAAGTTGATGAAACTGAAAAAGACATCATCATATGTCTATGGAGAAATGATTGAGAACCAGTGGAAATACATAAACACTCCACACAAAGAAGCAGGCTGTGACCTTAAGAACTACTGGCTAGAAGACAATATTGGAGTTTGGATGAAATTGTTTAAGATGAGGCATAAATCTCAGACAATTTCATTTAAGTTTTATCTTGATGTCAAAAAACAGAAAGATGCTGAGAACAAAATGGACGTAGTGTTCAGCAAGAACAATGATGATTTATTGATTACAAAGGCTTTGAACAGCAAATGAAAATAGAGAACAGAGACAGAATATTTGCTATTGCAAATTGGATTAAAGATCGTAGTAGTGCTGTAAAAGCATTAGTTCCAAAGTTGTCAGTAAGAGAATCAGACGCTGTTTTGATCTATGTGAACAATGCCGACTACACTCAAGATGAACTGAAGCAATATGCTGAAGAAGTTGAAAAACTTTCAAGCCATAAAGTGGAAGTAATTGGAGTAGACAAAGAGCCAAATGGAAAAAACCGTGCTGTTTTCAAGAATTTCATCTTGAAAGACATTTCTAGCAAATTCTGGAAAGATGATGCATTTCCATGGTTCTACATGATTGAAGACAACATTGAATTCTTGAAAGATCCTAACCAATTCTATTCAGACATTGAGGAACTGATTGAGTTTCTAGACTATGGCACATGGTTCAATACGATTACTGATGTTTGCAATTTAGTGTTCGACAAATATGATCCAAGATCAAATATTGTAATTGACGTTCCTAAATACCAAAAAATATTCAGCAAGACTATATGCTGGTGCAGCCATTCAAATCCTTCATTGTTCATTGTAAATACAAAGTTAGAATCAAAAGAAAAGATTGAAAAAGGATTCTTTGATGATTCATTCTATATTCCAATGTTCTGGATCATCAAATATCTTGCAGTCAGAAGCATTGAGGACAAAGGCCAATATTTCATGAATTTCTATCCTACCATTGAAAGTGAAAGAGGAGTATTCAAAAAGATTGAAGGCCTAGTCGATGAACAGATTTCAAGAGATTTGTTCATTGCTGAAGACAAGAAGTTCAAAGAGCAGAATATTGCTATAGAGCCTTGTACTGATGTCCAATATGCATTAGATTTCATCTACAGCAAGTTCAGCAAGAGAGAAAAAGAAAATGACAACAAATGAATTTGACAAAAAGTGCATTCCCAATGTAGACAATGTCGTTCTTCGCATCATAAACAATGCGAAGAATGTTGTTCTAGATGACAGTGGCTTAGTCCTAAGTGAAAATTCATTTTCAAACCAAAAATTGTCTCTTTGCATTGTTGAAGATCCAGGAAAGACCGGAGCAGAAAAATATGGATTGAAAACTGGTGACTATGTCCTAGCAGACAGGCTGGCTTCATTTTACCACACAAGCCCGGTTTGCATAATGAACTATGACAATGTCATAGTGAAGACAAACAAAGACCGATCAGAAATCCATCCATTGAAGAACCTTATATTTGTAGAGCAGCTTAAAAAAGTATCTCCTGATGACAGCGGGTTTGTCCTGAATGCTACAGATGACTTTTTAATACGTTATGGAAAAATAATTGAAACTAACATAGACGATGACGTCGAATTCCCATTTGATGTCGGGGACATTGTCATAATAAACCGCGGAGCAAGAGAATCAATAACTTTCAATGGCAAAAAAATATTAGTCTATAAGCCAGAGAACATCATTGCAAAAGTCTTAGACTATGAACAATAATCTAGAAGTGAATGGCAATTTCATTCGTTGTGAGAAGTTGAAAGAACCAGCTGAAAGCAACAATGATTTTGTATTTAAGAAAGAGCAGTTTCCTCTATACAAAGTCAATAGAATATATTTGAAAGACAGATCTTCATTAGCTTTTGACATCAATGAAAATGATGTTGTAATGCTAGAAGATGCAAAAGGTGCGCTTATAAAACTGAATGAAGAGGAATTTTTAATTCCTGTGCACTACATAGTAGCAAAAGTAGCAATGTAAAATATAGATATATGAAAAGTGATAATCTGAAATTCTTCAAAATTAGAGAAGTAAAATCTCCAACAAGAGCACATAGTGATGACGCAGGAATAGATTTCTATATTCCAACAAACTTGACATTTGAAATAATGGAGCCTAAGTTCCAGACAACAGGGTGCCAAGTAGCAATCAACAGAGACACAAATGGATTCATCAAGAAATTCATTCTTAGGTCAGGTGAGTCAGTGCTGATTCCATCCGGCATTAAAGTCAATATTCCAGATGGTTTTGCTTTGATCTTCAACAATAAAAGTGGAGTAGCAGCAAAGAAGAAGCTCCTTGTTGGATCATCAGTAGTAGACCAAAGCTACAAAGGTGAAGTCCATATCAATCTTCATAATGTCTCAGACAAGACTATTGAAATAGAAGCTGGTGACAAGATTGTTCAAGGAATTGTCTTTCCAATCAACTATTGTGATGTTGAAGAGACAAACTCAGAAGAAGAGCTCTACAGAGGGAAGAATGACACTGGTCGTGGAGCAGGTGGTTTTGGAAGCACGGGAGACAAATAATGAAGATATATTTTGCAAGTCCATTTTTCAATCCTGAGCAAGTTGAAAGAGAAGAACGTCTAAAAGCAAAGCTTCGTAGTCAAGGATTTGATGTCTGGTCGCCTAAAGAGAATGTCCATCTTAAGAAAGATGCAACAGAAGCAGAACAGATTAAAGCTTTTGAAGACAACTTGAACAACATTGTTGGAAGTGACATCATCTTTGTGGTGACAGATGGAAAAGACGTTGGAACAATTTGGGAAGCCGGCTTTGCAAGTGGATTCAACAAAAATGCAAGCAAGAAAATCATTGTGGTGTATTATTGTGAGACTCTTCCAGAAGGTGGAAAATTCAATGTCATGCTTGCAAAAAGTGGAGATTTGATTTTTACTAAGTTTAGTCAACTTGATCACTTCAAAGCACATATTGAGAATTTCCTAGAAAGTGACAAGAAACTAGAATATACAGGATTCATTGAATAATGGCAAAAGAATTCAAAATCAATTCTGACCTTCAGACTTATCTTTCAAAGATAGACATATTAAGGACGCTTGTCAGATATCAGACATGCTTGAAGAATCTGAATGAAAGCGTAGCTGAGCATTCTTTCTATGTTGCAGCTATTGTCTTAAAGCTAAGTGAATACTATGACTTTGACCTTACGACTGCACTCATAACAGCAATCATCCATGATATTCCAGAAGCTAGCATATCAGATGTTCCATTCAACATCAAGCAAAGGAATCCCGAACTTTGCAAAGCATTAGAAGACGTTGAAGCTAAAGTCACTACAACTCAGCTCTCAGAAGAAGCAGCTGAGCTGATAAAGCACTTCAATGAATGTGACACTCCTGAAGGTCTTGCATGCAGGCTAGCAGACATCCTTTCAGTTGTGCTGTATTCTGCAGATGAAATAAAGACTGGAAACAAGATCTTCAACTACATTGCTATCAAGACATTGAAAAGATGCAGTGATGTCCTTCAGCAGTTAGAAAAATACATCAAAAAGCCATATACGAAAGAGCAGATTGCTGACAAGATAAATCAGATCATGAACATCTACTAATCGTATATTATTTAAAGAAAGAAAACAAAATGGGAAAATTTGTACCAGGATACGAGACTATAAAAGTAAAATTGATCAATTTCGCTGGAAATGATCTAGGCAGGCAGTGCTGTGAGTTTGGACAGAATGCTGAATTCTATGTTCCATTGAAGAATGGCTATTCTCCAGATGATCCTCAATGCAAGAAGATTGCAAGGCAGATCACTGAAGGAATGACATTTCCAAAATATGCGTTTGAAGGCCATAATATTGCATTCCAGATTGAAGGGATTTCACGCGTCAACTTAGCACAGCTTACTAGAGAGAAGGGATTCTTCTGCTCAGCTTCAGGTGGAGTTCGTCCATTGACACAAGAGTTTGTTACTCCAAGATACATCTACAACCATCCAGAATGGATGGAAAGAATCAAGAAGATTGAAGATGAACTTGAAAGCCTCTATGTTGACATGATCCAGGGTGGAACTTCATACGTCGATGCAAGATATTTTGGACTGCATGCACAGACAATCAACTGCACTTATAATTCTTCTTGCATTGACTTCTTGAAAGCATTGAACAAAAGAACTGAGAACAATTTCGCAGATGAAATCAATTATCTTTACCGATTGATGTTCAGAGAGCTGAAGAAAGCTATTGAAGAGCAAGTGACTGATCCTCTTTCAAGGCAGCTTTGGGACTGGCTTATCAAGATTTTTGCTATGCCAAAACGCATGTGCAAGAATTTCACTTACAACAATGACTTTAAGCTTGTTCCAGAACCAAAAGGATTTCAGTTTGAAGAACCAGCTCACAATGACTGGACTACTTCATCATGGAAGCTTGAACTAGAAAGAATGTATAGAGACGAACCTGATCTTCTGTTCCCTGGTGAAAAAGAAATGATTGAGAAATGGATGGAAGCTGAGAAAAAAGGTGAAAAACTTCCAACGACATATGATCCAAATTTTGAATTGTCACCAGTACAGTTGATCAAACATGTAGATTATTATAACAAACGAACAGTTGAAAACAACATCTACAACGCATGAAATACTACACAGTCATTCTAGAAGGCATTGACAAGACGGGCAAGGATCAACTTGCCCGTTATATTGACCAGATCTGCGGGCATAAATATTGCCTTCCTCGAAGAGGAATTGTCTCAAACATAGCTTATGCAAAGCTGTTTGGAAGAGAGATTCCAGAATATGAACTAAGGCAGCATGACCATGAATTGTATGTCCTTCTAAGAGCATCTGACAGAGATGATTGGAAACTTCGTTGCACACTTTCTGGAGAAACTCCAATCAACTATACTGAGAATTGTGATGCATTTGAGTCTACTTGGAAGTGGTTTAAAGAAAATAGAGATCCAAAGCTGTGTCTTGAATTTGACACTTCATTGGAGACGCCAATAACTATTGCTAGAAAAATATCAGACTATCTTGACAATTTGAACAATGGTAAACTATAATCTGCTTGATGATGTAATTGACCTCTATGATGTTCCAAAAGAAGAATGGAAGAACTATTTTGGAAATGGCTATAGATCAGTTGTCTATGAAATAAATCCAGAGCATCATTGTGGTGAGATTGTCTTCTTTGGATATGACAAGGAAGACAATCCTAAGATTTTTAGAATGCCATGGGAAAGCCATATATGGTATCGTGTCATGTTTGACACTGGAATAAAAGACATGTATGGGCACTTCATCAAAGAGAAGACATTCAGTACAGCGTCTGAAAGAAGGAAATATGTAGATGGAATGACAAGCCTGCATATTGTAGAATGTCTTAAGCCAGAGTCAGAATTTTTGCATTGGGCGTTTGATGATGTTGTTCTAGATCCAGATTTCAACAAGCAGAACAGAAGGACATTCTTCTTAGATATTGAAACAGAAATCTCTGACCATTTCGTTGGAGGAAATGATGCTTCAAACAGAATCAACATGATTACTGTCTTTGATACAATGACAGACAAGTTCTATACTTGGTCATTGTCTAAAGTTGAAAAGCATCTAGATGAAGAGAACTATATTCTGTTCGATGATTTCAAGAACAATGAAAATTCATTATTGATGAATTTCATCAACTGGTGGCAGAAGAATTTTCCAGATGTAGTCTGTGGGTGGAACAGCAAGGCGTTCGACATTCCATATATCTTCAGAAGGATAGAGAATGTCCTAGGTGAAGACTATGCAAAGAAACTTTCTCCGGTTGGAAAATACAGAATCCGTGAAGTAGACCATGACAATCCAAGAGCTCAGCGTGAAGCAAATATCGAAGTAGACATCAGCGGTGTCTACAGTGTCGATGAGCTAGTGTTCTATAGAGACAAGTTCACTGTGACATTCAATTTGGATGGTGGCTACAACCTTTCTAATGTTGGTGAGCATGAAGGCCTTGGAAGAAAAGTCGAGTATGAAGGCACTCTTAAAGACCTTTATGAGAAAGACTGGCAGAAGTTCTATGAGTACAATGTTCGAGATGTAGCGCTTCTTAGAGACATCGAGAAGAAATGCAAACTGATTCCTCTTTCTATAAAAGTAGCAGGAAGTGGATTAGTGAACTATGATGCAATCTATGGATCCATCAACTACTTGATTGGTGCTTTGATTGCATATACAAAAGCAAAGTTCAATCTAGTTTTCCAAAGCTATGCAAATGAAAAGAATGACTTCTACTCGTTTGAAGGAGCATTTGTCTTCCCAGTAAACCAAGGATTGTATAAAGGTGGAATTGCGACAATTGACTTCAATTCACTTTATCCATCTAACATCAGGTCAGTGAATCTTTCACCTGAGACATATGTTGGAAAGATTGGAATATCAGGAGTAAGCAACAATGATGATCCAATTGACTTGAATGAGCAAGTTCAAGATGAATACTATTTCAAGTCAGCAGAAAGTGGAAAAATAAGGATCATCAAGAGAGAAGAACTTCTGAAGCTGATTGATGAAAAATGCATCTATACTAGGAACAATACGTTGTTCTTGAAGCATTCGGTGAAGCAAGGCATCATATCTGCATGGTGCAAAGACTTCTATGGAATGAGAAAAGCTAATAAGAATGAAGAGCAACGGCTTGATTTAGCAATCTATAAAGGAGAAATTCCAGAAGACCAAATTGAAGAGACAAAAGTAAAAATCCAGAACTATCATGATACTCAGATTGCAATCAAGATCATGATCAATTCAATTTATGGAATTCTTGGAACATCACATTCACCTATTGGAAATCCAGAACTAGCACAGACAATTACAAGGCAGGGAAGATTTGCTAACATCAGTGCTTCAAAATATATCAAGAACTGCTTCAAGCAGATGTTCAAAATTGATGATGACTATATCAATACGATCAGTGGTGACACAGATTCACAGTTTATCAATATCCAATGTGTGACAGAGCACATGAGGAAAAAGCATAATCTTCCAAAGCAGATTTCAAAGTGGTCTGATGAAATGAAATTGAAGCTTTGGGAGTTCATGGACAACTTTGTTGAGAAGAAGGTGAATCTTTTTGTCCAGAACCTCATGAAAGACTATTGCCACACTGAGCATCCAGAAGTCTTAAGGTATTCTCTTGAATATATTGCAGGGTCTGGAGTATATGAATCTAAGAAGCACTACTATGTCCAAAAAGTCGTTTCAGAAGGTCCAGAGCTTACAGACAAAATAAAGACAACTGGAATTTCATTGAAGCAGACAATTCTTCCAGTAGAGATCAAGTCTTTCTTGAAAGATGTCTATTTTGGAACAGTGTGTGACAACTGGACTGAGCAAGATTTTAGAAAATACATCAATGAAATGTATGACAAGTTCTTGAAGCTAGACATCAACCAGATTTCACTTTGGAAAGGGTGGTCTACAGACAAGCAGTCGACAGGATTCTTGAAGATGGCAAAAGGAGCAGGAGCAATTGCAACAGCATGCCATTCATACAATCAGATTCTTGAAAAGCTTAAGATTGGAAAGAAATATGATGAGATAAAAGTTGGAGACTATGTAAGGTTCTGCTACATAAATCCAAACAACCCATATGGGATCCAGTATATAGCATTCCATGATGGCCAGTGGCCAAAAGAATTCAACAATCTGTTTTCAATTGACTACAAGACAATGTTTGAGAAGCTTATCATGAAGCCCCTTGAAAGGTTTCTAGAAGCAACAAGATTTCAAAATGTTGATCCAAGGCAAAGAGAACTTTGTTCTCTAGATGAGCTATAAGTAAGATATTTAAGGAGAAATATAAATGGAAGAAGATCTAATTAAAGATGCAATAGAGGACATTGTTCCTAAGATTGAAGTCCCAGATGACATTTCAAGTGTGCATAGGTCGCCACCAGGCTCAATAATAGTCGTAAATGGAAGATATAAAGTCCAATTTTCTATGACTGAGAGTCCTAAATTCCATGAACAGAATGAGACATACTACCCGGGAATAACATTAGAATCTGAGAATGTCTTAGTCACCGATACAGAAAATCCAGACAAACTATATAAAGGAAATCTTATTTTCACATATCATACAGATAATAAGATTTGGTCTAAATCTCTATTCTTGGCATGCATCAATGATAAGAGCATTGAAGACAGACTTCTATCAAACATTTCTATTGAAATATAATGCCTTGCACTAGTTTTGCTACAAATCCACATGGAATAAATGTTGTCTTTGATGAAAAAACTCATAAATATATATCAGAGATAAATGGTAAGACCATAGAATATACATCTGGTACAACATTTGTCCATTCGTTCTTTCCTGAATTTGATGTTGAAAAAATTGCCCCTCTTTCTGCAAAGAAAGAAGGATGTACTATAGAAGAGATAAAACAGAAATGGAAAGAGGCTGGAAATATTGCTGTGACTTTTGGAACACGTGTTCATGAAGTCTGTGAAGATGTACTTCTTGGAAGGAAGCTTCGAAATGTCCCAAAAGACTTAAAAGAAGAACTTATCTTCAAGAGCGCTACAGAATATTCTAACAAGCTGAAGCTACGGCTTGACATTTTAGGCGTAGAGAAAATTGTCTTCAATGAAGATCTTAGAATAGCTGGAACTATTGATTTGTTTGCTAAGTCTAAGAAAGATGGAACATATTGGATCTTAGACCATAAGACAAACAAAAGCATTGATACTGCAAATGCATATAATGAAAAAGCGTTCTTTCCAATTGACAAATTAGACAATTGCAATTACAACCAATATGCACTACAGCTTAATCTTTATGAATTTTTATTGAAATGGACTGGATATGTAGATATGGATGCTTCATTTAGAAGAGCAATAATCCATTATAGTACCGCTGGTTCACGATTTATTGAACTTCCAGATTTTCAGAATTATATTAAAGAAATGATGATTGTATTTTTATCAAAAGTAAATAATAAATAAAATTATCACTTTAATAAAATGGAAAATACAGAACAGCAAAAACAGCGTCAGGGCAGCATTGACATGAAAACTGCTGCTAAGAACGGCAGATTTTATTGGCAGGGCAAAGAACATAAGAAAGTTCCATATGTTGGAACAAAGAATGTTGAACCAATCCTTGATGCAATAGAAGAAGTCATGGTAAAAGATGCTCAAGATGGAAATATGTCTGCAGGAAAAGACATGAGTGGATGTGTTGAGCATATTAAAGACAAAGCAGAAAACCTTATTGATTTCTTGAATCTAGCGTTCAAGCTGAAAAGAAAATATAATCCTAAGCTTGAAGGCGAAGAATATGAGAAAGAATGTCGTGCAGCATTAGCTGATCTTTTTGATGAAGAAGAGTTCATGATTGGTGAGCAAGAATTTGAATTCATGGAAGCATGGTTTGATGCAATTAAGAAAGATGTAAGACCTGAAAGAAAGGGCTATAAAGGAGAAGCTGAAATTGCTGCAAAGACTGGACTTGCTCCAGCAACTGTCAGAGCATATAGAGATGGCATTGCGTCATATGTTGCTTCTGAACTTCGTGGAAAGACAGCTCAGACCGGTTCTTCATCTGACAACTATGGAAAAATATCAGACAGAGATGAAGGAAATATTGGATCTGGAGATATGGATGATGCTGGCCTAGAAGATGCATTCTACAGTGGAATGAACACTGCAGACAATGAAAGAGGTGGAAAAGCCAGTGAATATCATCTTTTTGAAGAGTATGAAAAGGATTATCTTTCTGAAGAAGATGATGTTGATGCTAATATAAAAGATACAAACAATACAGATATTCTTCAAGAGAAAAAGAAGAAAAAAGCTGAAGATGAAGATGAGCCAGTAGATGATGAACCATCTGATGAGCCAGTAGATGATGAACCATCTGATGAGCCTACGGATGATGAAGGTGATTCTCAAGAAAGAGTTGATGAAGATGAAAATAGTTTTGCTGTAAATTTTGATTCAGTAAAAAATACAGTTGAAAGCTTCTTCGACAGCCTCAAAGAAAGAATTGACAATGACAGAAAATACTTTGAAGATACTAAAGCTTCAGAAGAATTGATACAAGATGAATATGAAGCATATGGCTACAAATCACCTAAAGAAGCAATAAAAGACCTCAAAGCTCATAATGCAAAGCGTTTGAAAGCTTTAGCAACTTTTGAAAAAACATTCAAAGGAATGAAAGAAGAACTAGTCAAAAAGCTTGAAACATTGAACAAAGATGTTCAACCTTATTTGAAGACTGCTGGCCAAGATGGATCTGATTTCGTTGATGACTATGCAGGAAAACCATGTGTTGAAGAATTGTTTAAGGGAAATAAATAAAACAACTTAAATAAATCAAAAACCTCCACTTTTGTGGAGGTTTTTTAGTATCTGCAACCTTAAAACTATATTCCAACAGTAGACATTGCTTTGCTGATGATAGATCCACCGAGTTTCTTCAAAGCGTCCATTGCAGTCTCTCCAGACTTGGTGTCTGCAAGTTCAATAAATGCAAAGTCAAATGTCATTGTGACATTTCGTGTCAGATTCTGGTCTAATGACTGTGTTGGTCCAATCAAATCGATTGCAGTTGGCCTACATCCTAAGAAATGATATTTTATGACATTGTGTGGAGTCATGTCAAAGATTATCTCAGCTGTAGTATACGGATAGTCAGGATAGCTCCAGAAAGGATATGACACTTCACGCATCCATGGATAGAAGATCCTTTCAATCAAACTTGCTTTAGTGTTCACTACAGCCATTGAAAAAGTCTGAGATGCCGGTTCAAGCATCATCTTATGAGTAGAAATTGAACCAACCATTGTGTTGATTTTTTCAGCATCAGGGATAGCAATATTAGGGAGGTTAGCGCTCTGGATGAAATATGTGCAGTCAAATGCTGCGCCCATTCCTCCATCAATCTTGCTGTCTTTTATGATGTCTGCAATGTTTTCATATGGTCCTTGGACATTTCCAGCAGATGCTTTGCCCCATAGTCCACCTGTCACAGTATTCAGTGTATTTTCAAGAAATCTACCAACAATAGTCCTGTTTCCAGAACTGCCAGCATCTCCCGATGAAAACACAATGCTGCATGTAAACGTCTTCAGTGGATCGATAGTATATGCATATCTTCCAGCGCTGTCATTGAACTTAGATACAAACTCTTTAAGACTCATATTAGATGCCAAACTTTCCTAATGAATTTCTTATGCCACTTACTACTCCACCACTAGCTGTGTCAATAGCTCCAAGGATTCCACCAAGCTTCTGTACTTTGCCCATAGTCACATCAAAGTCAACTGCATACATTTGGACATTGAATGTTGAGACGTTTGGAGCAGAATAGTCATAGTTCAATGCTCCAACATCTTTGAAACGACAGCCAGTAAAAGTGACAGTCATTCCATCGGTGTTCTGCCCATCACCCAATGCACGAAGGACAAGCGTATATCCACTTTCCATTGCAGATTCACCTAAGTTGTTGTTGACTATCCAGTTGTGAAGTGTCTGATAGATATATCCTTTTCCATCATTCAAGACTTGAAGGGTGAAATCATGGCTCTTTTCAAAGTTTATAGGAATTTCAACTTGCCTTGCTTCCCAATATAGATTTCCAACATTCTGCTTCACATTTGGGACAGAGATTGACCTTATGAAGAAAGTGACATCAGGAATCCCTGAAAAGTTGACTTCAAACATAGCGCTGTTTCCAACGCCATATTGCCCTAGCTTTCCAATGAATTCTTTTACAGATGCTTCACCTTTAGAATCATCAAATGCTGACCTTGCCTGGGTATAAGCACCAGCTAAACTTCCTAATGAAATTGCCATATGTTCTAATTACTTTTCAGACCAAATATAGTCTCAATGTAATTATAGCCATCAAACACATGAGAAACGGATTTTTTCTTTATAGTGTATCGTGCTGCATGTGGTGCACCTAAAATGGCAAAACATTCTTTTGGAGTTATTTTTTGGACATATATCTTATGCTTGTCATAGACGAGCTTCTGGTTTATAGAAAAAGACCTGTCTCCACCAAACCGTTGAAAAGTTCCTTTCACGTCAACCCAAACTTCAATGTCACCATCTTTGTTCACTGACTGCTGTCCTATTTTGAAATACTGAGCTAGTTTTTCTCCATATTTCATGTCAAATACAAATTTAAAGTCAGCAGAATATATGTGGTCTTGCAGAAGATGCTTCTCTTTGCACTTTACATTTCCAAACAATGGAACATAAGTGAACTTGTCAGTCAAATGAAATGATTCTGGCTGATAGACATACTCTTTAATGATTCCTAATTTCTTGCATTCCATTGCCCACTGATAGATGTAATATTCTTCATTTGAGTCAACTGTCACTTTAGTGTTAGTGAACTCATCAAGAACTTCTACAATTGATTTTTTATTTCTTCCCATATTTGTCCTTTTACCAAGTTGGCCCATCAAAATCATCCCAGATTCCATCACCATCTATGAAATATCCACCATTGATATTTGATTTGTCAAATCTGTCAACTGCTGGCTCAAAATACTCCATTCCAAAATCTTTGTCAAGCATTCTTTTGTTGAATGTAGCTTGCTTTTCTTTTTGGTTTTCGTCTTTTATTTCATCTAATATCTTTTCATTCATGTATTCTCTGAATATTCGGCTGTTCTGGGCTTTGCTTATCTCTTCATTCGTATATTCAACTCCGGGAGCTAATGTCTTAGGATAGATGATTCCTAATGAAGACATGAATGTTTCTACAACTACAAAGTATCTGTCAATCAGATCAGGCTGTAGAAGATATGCTGCCCAGATCAATGTAACTATTTGGTCATCATGAGCATTCTGAAGAGCTTGATATGTCGTGTTAGACGTCTTTCCTAGTGTTTCTTTTTTGACGAATGTCTCCATTTCTTTTATCAAAGAATAGTCTTTTATCACCCAATCAAATCCAGCTGTAGTGAACATGTCACGAACCCACATGCAAGCTTTTGGCTTTATTGATGAATGAGATCTTATTCCATATGGATTGTTCTTGTTTCCTTCTCTGACAATGTTTGAATATCCGTAAGTCATTCTCAGCATATCAATCAGGCCAGAGCCAACAGCATTGTTCTCTACAATGAAAACAGGATTAGCATATGCTTCACACATCTTGTTGCATATGAAAGCAAATTCTACAACAGAAACATTGTTGTCAGAGAATTTTGCAACTTGTTCAATGTTTGAAAGGTCTGTAACATCCCAGATATTAAGGACGGAGCTGTCATTTCCTGTTCCTTCAGCTACATCTGCTGATGCTAGATATGTCCTAGTTTGGTCAAATGGCTTCCATACTTTAGCATTGAATACTTTTTCTTGGTTCTGTGATACAATCTGGACAGTTTTTCCATCTAAGATGTTGTCTGCTTTGTATTGCTCTATGCGTTTCTTGAACTTTTCAATGATGTCATCTGGTATTAGTTTTCTGTTTTCTGCATCACTTAAGAACTCACAGGCGAACTCTTGCGCCCAACGACGTTCACCGATAGAAGCAATTGTAGACTCTTTGAATTTCTCGTCTCTTCCTGGAACATCCCACCAGTGCATCTCGAATGGCTTCCATCCTTCATTGTTGTTCATACCATTTGCTTGCTGCCATAGGTCATAGTATAGATTTTCAATTGTTCCATTTGGAGTAGAAACAATGATGATCTTACCATTCTTTGCAGATGAGACAACAGGATAGATTGATGTGAAAAGCTTGTCAGCAATGTTCTTTGGAAGGAATGCAAATTCGTCCAAGCAGATTACATTTGCTGAGAAACCACGGGCAGCATCAGAGCTTGAAGCAAATCCGCGGATTTCAGACTTGTTTGCAAACATTATCTGTCCTTTGTTCCAGACAATCACACGAGGCTTCAACCAGTTTGGAAGTCGTTCATATCCCATTTGGATTCTTGACATGATTTCAATAGCTGTAGCAGCTTTGTTAGCTAGAATCATAGCTCTTTTCTCTGGGAAGAAACAACATAGCCAAAGAAGATATATCGTATACATAGATGACTTACCAGACTGACGGGCAGACAGCACAATGCATCGATTTTCATCTTTGAAGAACTTCAACAGCTCTTCTTGCTTTTTATAAAGTTTTATCTGGACAATACCCCTGTCCATCGTGAGAATTTTGAAATAAGTATTTGCAAAATAAATGATATCTCTTTTGCATTTTGCAATTTCATTCAGCCTAAATGCATATTCCTCTTTTGTTATAATTTCGTTTTCGGCAATCTTCTTTATGCTATAAACATATCTTCTTGTGTCCATACTTTTTAATAAATACAGTTTTTTAATAGTCAATTGTATTTACTTTGGAAAAATGTAAATTATTTATATTATGAAAAATATCATTAAATTATTCTTAGTCGGAGCTATTTTTATTAGTGGATGTGCATCTGTGAATATTCATGCATTGAATCAAGCAAACAAAGAAGATACAGCTGTTCTTTGCATTGGTATGGGAAATGGAAGATATGGAGCCTGCCCTGGAGCAAACTATGATGCTACAAGGATGCATAAGCTTTTGTCAAAGTATTCTAAGAATGCCACACTTCTGCTTGAAGCTCAAGCAACAAAATCTGTAGTCATTCAAAAGATGCAAGAAGCATGCAAGAAAGACCTTGCAATCATTTTCTATTCTGGACACGGTGGAGAGAGAAAGCAGACTGCAGCTACAAAGTTGAATTTTCCAGAAGCTACAGGGAAAGACCAGACGCTTTGCTTATATGACAATGAACTGCTTGATGATGAAATTTGGGCGATTGTCAGCAACGCAAAAGGAAGAGTCGTCCTTATATGCGACTGCTGCCATAGCGGAACTATGTTCAGAGTTCCAAACCTCTTTGGAAAGCAGCTTGAAGCACGCCAATCAGATGATCTTCTGTCAGCAGCAAAAGAACCAAACTTATGGTATCTTGGAGGGTGCATTGACCAAAGCTATTCATATGGCGGTGATGATGGTGGCATACTTACAAACGCAATATTGCAATACTATAAGAAAAATAGGACTTATGATGATGTTTGGAGAAGAATCCATCATAGCAACATCATAAACAAGACTCAGCAGCCACAGTTTGCTGAATTTGGAAAAAGCTTCAAAGACTATACTATTTTTCGATAAAATATATCTATGTTGAACGAAAACATACTTGTAATGGTAGACTTCAGCTACTTCTGCTATGTAGTAGCTTACAATGCAATGAGCCATTTTGAAACTAACTATCGAGATGAGTTCAATGCAATGATAAAATCACCAGAAGAGACTGACCAAAGCAATCTTCCAAATCCATTGACTAATTCTAATTTCAAGAAAGAACTTGCAAGGTCTTTCCAGACAAAGTTAGAAGGCATTGACTGGATATTGAGAGAGCATTTCCAGCAAGACATCGATCTTGCATCTAGGATAGACTATGTTCTAGCAATAGATGACAATCTGCTTAATTCTTTCAGAAAGCAGATCTTTCCAGAATATAAGTCTCAAAGGAAACTTATAAAGAAATCATATAGCTTTGGATCTGTTCGTGACTATCTTTTGAACATACTTCTTCCAGAGCTGAACAGGAGCTTAAGTGACAAGTATATCACTATAAAAGTTGAAGGTGCTGAAGGAGATGACATCATTGCAGCAATTTCAAAGAACATAGGCAACTACAGGTTGAAGGTTGTCATTGGATCTGACAAAGATCTGCTGCAGATTGATGGAATCCATTTGATTGACATCTTTGGAAATGAAAAGACAAGAGAAGCCTGGAAAGATGGTCCAATAATGACCCCTAAGCAGTTCCTTATAACAAAGATCATCAAAGGTGACACTTCTGACAATATTTCAAACATCAAAAAAGGCATTGGAGACAAGAAAGCTTATAAGTTCGCTTCTGACTTAGATGCATTGAAAACATTCCTTAAAGAGAACCATGACTCAGCAGAGCAATTTCTGATGAACAGAAAACTGATGAGTTTTGACATGATTCCTAAAGAGCTAGAAGACAAGATAATAGCTGAAGCAAACAGTAAATTATTATTGAGAGAGAATCAAGAAAAACAGATAAAAGAGTCATTTAGTGGCTCTTTGACAAATTTAGATGACTTATGAAAGACGAAAAAGATGTAAAATTGACAGTTGGTGGTGTAATCTACAACATTGTCAAAAAAGCAAAGATCAATTCTGAGACATTGACTCCAGAAGAATGGAAGAAAGTAGAAGCTGACATTGTCGATGCTATTCTTTCTACAATCTATCCTGGTGATGAAATTCCTGAAGACCAGCTTACATTTTCACATTTAGCAAGCACATTTGCATTCATGAATGAACTTATAAGAAAAATGAATGAAGCAGCTGGGCTTTCTTCAAGTGAAAATGATGAAGAGGAAGAAGAAAACAATTCTGAATTCATTGTTTGATTGATGGTTGATTTGTGTCCAATAGCATTTGTCATGAAATACTGGCAAGTGCTTGATTTTTGCTTCTTTGACTTTTTCAAAGAAATTGAACTGTTCTTTGAAAAAGACCCAGAGACAGGTTTCTACATCTGTTCTGAAAAAGTCTCTGAAAGGAAGCTGAAGAAGTATTTCAAGGAAAAAATTAAAAGATTTTTAATAAACCAGAAAGAATCTGTTTGCAACTCACAACAGTTCAGCAGCTACAATACTAAAAAGTTTTTTGTCATTGATGGATGTTCAAGCATCCAAAACCATTTTCTGTTCAATGGGAAAAACAAACTGTTTGAAAATCGGTTTGAATGCATAGAGAATGACATTCGATTTGATTTCAAGCTTCTAGAAGAAATTTGGGAAAAACTGTTCATTGAATTCTTCAAAAAAGGCCATGAAGACTGGTTCTTCTTGAAGGCAAATGATGTCACTACGACAGAACTGTTGAACATCATGCAGACGGTCTTTGGAAAGAAACACTGCATTGACATTCTCAAAAACCATAAAAGCAAAATACTTGTAGACAAAACAGAAAGCTGCTTTGACCGTAAAGATGACAAGCAGCTTTCAAAAATGAAGATTGACGAAATATCAGATTTCGTCAAAGCGAAATATATTTAGATTTTGACTTTGAACATGTAGTCTGGCTCTAAACCGGTTACGGCTTGCCATTCTTCAATGCATTCATCAAAGCCGCCGCCACTTGACCATATGCTTTTGATAGAAGCAATAGCATCTGTCAATTTAGCTTGAGCTTCTGCTTTAGAAATCTTGTCTCTTTTCACTAAAGCTTCAATTACTTCTTCATTAGACTCTGTGCACATTTTTGCAAGTTGTTTGTCTAGAAGATGGTTTCCAGATTCATAATGCCCACATGTTGAGCATTTAGCGCTTGCAGTATTGTGGTTTATCCTATATGTCTTATGCTTGCATTTTGGGCAGTCTACAACTTCTTCAGACTCTTTGACATCATCTTTGTAGTCTGTGACACTTCTAGAGTTCTTTGGATTTGCATGGATTGTAGCCATGACACGGTGAGCTTTGTCTCTGATTTCTTGTGTCTGCTGTTCACCTGCAGCTGAAATCTTGTCTCTGTCTTCGGCATTGCGGGCTGACATCAAGTTAAGGATCTTCTGTTCATCATTGTAGAAGTATGTCTTGTCTTCATACATTGTGTCATATGATCCAATGAGGTCTGCAGCTTCTTTGATTGTCACTAGCCATTCATCTACATTTCCATCATCTTCTTCTTTAGTGTTCTTTCCAACAGATCTTTTTATGTTGTATTTGTATCTTTGGGCAAACTTTTTGCATTCTTTATATCCTTCCATGATGCTCTTCTTGAAGACATCACAGCAAGTTTTGAATTCAGGGCATTCAAAGAATCTGTCAATGTCAAAGCTATAAAGTTTATAGATGAACTCTTTGTTAAGGACATTGTATTGAGTTGCATTTCTAAGCATCTGCATTCCATACCAACGAGAGCGTGTAATTCCATCTTTCCTGTAGATCTTTGATCTTGGCTTTGGACAGAAGATCAATTTAAACTCAGGAAGCTGTGGATTGCATTTTGACTTGAAAGTGAATCCACAGATGAATGTTCCTTTCAAAGCACCTGCAGCAGCTCTGATTTGCCTTAGGTCGACAATTGGAAGTTTTCCAAAACAATAAGTCTTCACAGAATCAATTATTCCAGTCTCTAGCCAGTCACGCTTGAATGATGCTTCTGGGTTGTCATAATTTGGATGCCAGTCATTTGGAATACGGACATCGACACCCGCAGGAAGTTTTTCATCATCTTGCATTCCAGCAAGTTCTGGATTGCAGTCTCTGATTTTTTCCATTGAGATCTTTGTTCTATTGGAAACATCAACAAGAGATTCTCCTTCTTTAGTTGTCACTGTCTTGTAGTCTGCTGTAGAGAACTTCTGTTCTTCTTTCTCTTCATTCAAACTTTCTGCAAGTACCTTTTTGTATAAATTAATCATGTTGTTTTAAAAATAGATTAAAATTAAATTATTTTTTATTATTTACTTTTGAGAAAAATGAATAGCTAGAAAAGTAAATAATAAAAAATTTTAAGATGAAATGAAAAAATATATTGTCAGAAACTATAAAGGAAACATCATCGAATCTTTAAGTGCTTTCAATAGAAAACATCCAGGAATGAAACTTATAGAAGCTAAAGAAGTAGATGATCAGTTAAGGATTTCAGCTGAAGAACAACCTGAAAACCAACCTGAAGATGAAATGCTTGAAGAAGGAGCAATCAAAGATGGATTTGAAAAGCTTGTTGCTTGGTTTCTAGCAAAGTTATATTTGATGGATGAGAAAGATGCTGAAAAGACACTTCAAGATGCAGTCAGCAACAAAGAGACATTGCAGAAAGAGCTGGCAAAAGAAGGTGTAGAGCTTTCAGAGTCTCTTGACAATATAGATGAAGACTTGAAATCAATTGCAAAAGGTGCTGGAAAACTAGCTAAGAACGTTGCTCTTGGAGCTTTGAAGCTTGGTGCATTCAATATGCTTGCAGGTGCTTTAGGCGCTTCTCCATATCTAGTCACAGTCATTGGAAACATTGCTTTGGGAATCATCCAGGATGCTAGAAATAAGAAAGGTCTTAGAAAGACAATTCAAAACATCGCTAAACGTGCTTTGACTGCTGCTGCATTTACGCTCTTCATGCAAATGATCGGTGGCGGTGGATATGAGCGTGCTACAATGACAGGAAATGAAGACAGTGACAAGAGCGCTATTGAGAAGATTGGTGCAGGAATAAAGAGAGCTATAACTGGAAAGCAAGCTCATGCTGACACTACAATGGAATATGAAGCTCCAAAGAACCTTGGTGCAGCAGTAAGAGAATTTATTCCATGGCTTGCTAAGAACAAATATGTAGATGGAAAGATCTTAGATCCCGCAAATCCTGAGCATTTTGTTTCAAGAAGCGAGTTAGCTTTAGGTGCAGCTGGAAGAGAATGGGGAAAGATTGTAGAGCCACTTAAGAAGATCTACAATGTCCTGTTCAATAGCAGCAAATAGTCTGTAGAATTATATTATGCCAATTAAGACATCTAGCGGAAAATGGAAATGGGGAAGTGTTGAGCGAGACTCTAAGAAAGAGTTAGTTCAGACTGTCTATGGAATCTGGAAGAAGAACGGTTCCAAAGGTTCATTTTCTGATTTTCTAAAAGGAACGCATGAATCAGTCATATCAGAAGGAAAGCATTGGCCAGCTGACTACATAAAGACAGCGAAGAACACTGTAAAAGCTTCAAAGGTTGGAGATAAGAAATGGTTTGAAGACATTTATCTTAATTCATACATTAATGATCTTGTAAGCGCATTTGAGCCTCTTTCTCATAAGAACTCAAACCTTGGGTACTTTGCTGCTATTGTAAGATGGATGATTGAGTGTGGCGAAAAGAGAACTGCATTAGATGAATTCTTAGACAACAAGCTTGGTGCAATTGTAAGAACTTTGCTGATGCTTACGAACAATCCAAGTGAAGAGTCTAAAGTAAAAGAAGACCTGAAGAAAAATTGGACGCTTGAAGACTTTGAAAAATATCAGAAAGAACTTGACGCTAAAGTTGATTCTGAACAAGAAGAAAAGCTGAAGAATGCCCATATTGAGGACAAAGGATATGAAGTCATAGAGATAAATTCATATAAAGAGCTCCATGAAAAATTTGGTGGCAACAAGACCGGCTACAAAGGAAAATCTGAATGGTGCCATACAAATGCAAGCTATACATACAACCAGTGGACAGCAGGCGGGCAGTATTGCTTCTTTGTCTTAGCAAAGAAGGGATGGGAGAAGATAGATCCAGAGCCATACTACAATGAAGATTTTATTGATTATGGAGATGGCGGATATGATGAATATGGTCTAAGCTTGATTGCTATCCTTGTAGATATCAGGAACATCCAGCTGAAAAATGCTACATTGAGATGGAACCATATAAAAGATCCATCATCAGAGAAAAAAGGAGCATCAGTCGACAAAGCGTTCTTTGGATGGGGCGACCTTGCAGAAGTAACTGGAAAGAACCTTGAAAAAGAAATAAGAGAAAAAGTCTCAGAAAAGAAAGAAAAACTGATTGCAGATGAAAAGAAAATCAATGATGAATTCACTGAATACCTAAAGAATTTCAGTGAAATAAAGAAATACACCATTAGAGAGTACTTTAAAGACAAGATCACAGAAGTAGTAATCCCAGAAGGAGTACAAACAATTTCTGATGAAGCATTTCGATATTGCTCAAAGCTTCGTTCAATAGTTATTCCAGATACAGTGAAGAGGATTGGAGAAGGTGCATTTGCATGCTGCTATGCTTTAAAGTCAATAAAACTTCCACAGAACTTAGAGGATGAAAAAATAAGAAGAACAATGTTCTACAACTGCAGCAGTCTAGAATCTATAACTCTTCCTGAAGGAATAAAATTCATAGGTGAAAATGCATTTGGTCGATGCATCAATCTGAAAAAAATAATTTTTCCAAATTCATTAGTCGCTATTGAATTTTCAGCTTTTAATGAATGCAACAGCTTAATCAGTGTAAAACTTCCAGAAAATCTTAAAGTTGTAAATGGTTATGCATTTCATAATTGTACAAAATTAAAATATGTTTATTTTCCTAAGAGTCTACAATGGCTAGGAGAAAATGCTTTAAAAGACTGCTATAGTCTTTTAAGAGTATATTTTCCAGACAATATTAAAACAAGCATTGTAGATAGTCCTTTTGGCGAAACGCCCGGAGTGACATTTGGTGTTCATCCTGTAAGCTATTTTGGGCCATCAACCGTGTGTTTTTGCTCTAAAGAATTCTGGAAGAAGCATGAAAAAGCATTTGGAGGCCAAATAATCCAAAAAGACTATGAAGAGCCAGACTTTGAAGAACTAGAAAGGCAGACTAACGGCATAGAAGATGAACTAGATGAATCAGAAGAACAAAAAAGATATGCATACCATTGCACTAATGTAGATCCTGAAATCATCAAGAAAGAAGGATGGAAAGCAGGCAAAGGATATACTTTAGACAATCATTATGAAGAACTTTATAAGAAATACCTCCCAGAAGTTCCAGTCTTCATAAGTGACATTGATGCTGAAGTGTGGGATAGTAATGCTAAATACTGCATAAAGCTTGACATTACTGGATTAGACCTTTATCCAGACTTTGGACACCTTGAAGATTTTGATGCTTACTATGATGGAGACAATGAATCTTTCTATTGGGAAGAAGGAAGCAATTTTGGAAAAAACAAAAAGCTTAAGAAGTTTGTAAGAGACTGTTCAGATGAAGATACAATCTATGCTGAAGACTTCTTAGGAAAAGACTGTTTTGAAGCTATTGGAACTGCGTGTGTAGATGGAAAAAAACTGAAAGATCGTATTGTAAGTTGGAAAGAAAATAAAAACTTGAACAAAAAGATGGAAAAAAGCATTGATGAATCATCATTGCTAACTGAAGGAAAACATTGGCCACAATCATATGTTGATCAAGCTATCAAATATTTCTTCAGCAAATATAGTAATATTAAAAAAGACATAGAGCATAGTCATATTTGGACACCTTCTAATTTTACTAAACTGTGTTTATGGTTTATGCTTCCATTAGATGACCATGATAATCCAGATAAAATAGAAACAATTTCAGAAGTAGTTTCAAAAGATACTGTAACTGATTGTTATAATAATTGGTTTATAGATGCTGTTAATAGATTTTATCCTAAAGATATTCCATCATGTGAAGAAGAATTAAAAAAGAATTATAGCAAAATGGAGCAATATGAATTTTTGCATATAATTCCATTGACTGACAAAGAATTTATAATTACATCTATATCTAAAAATGATTTACATAGGAATCCTAAAGGATATGGTAATTTAGGAAAGTTTGTTTCTCTTGCTCATAAGAATTCAAACCTTGGATATTTTATGCCATATGTCAAATGGTTTGTTGAGTTTTGTTCAAAAAATATTGACAACAATATATTTGATGACCTTTGGTGGTATTCTTTAGAAAAAGAAACAAATATATTTATTAAAACCCTTTCATTCATAGCTAATAGTCCAGATGAAGAAAGCAAATTGAAAGAAGAAATCAAGTCAAAATGGACTTATGAGGATGTTGAAACATATTATAATTCTCATATCAATAACATCAATGCTGATACAGATAAACAAGATGATGATAGTCATAATCTTCAAAACTATGATTTAATTCCAGCATATTCATATGAAGAATTGAATCAGAAATTTGGTGGTGACAAGACTGGCTATAAAGGTCAATCAGAATGGTGCCATACGAATGGATCATACACATATAATTCATGGACAGGGAATGGAAAATATATGTTCTTTGTCTTAGCTAAAAAAGGATGGGAAGACATCAAGCCACCAAATCCTGGAGAAACACTTAATGCTTATGATGAATATGGGACAAGTTTGATAGCAATGCTTGTCAATGTAGAAACTCAAAATCTTGAGAAATCTACATTGAGATGGAACCATGTCATTGAACCTTCAAATACACGACCTGGAAGAAGTGTTGATAATGCATTTTTAAATTGGAAAGACATTGAAGAGACAATTGGAGAAAAAATAAACAATAAAACTATAGAAAAATATGTAAAATCATTGCCTAATTATATTGATTATATTAATAATAAAACTAAAACAAATCGATATGATATTGGAGAAGAACTTGAAAAGGTTTATAAAAACCTGTCAAACCAAAAAATTCTTGAACCTTATTATATTCCAAAAAATATAAGAAGTAGTTTACATTATTTTAAAATTCCAAATAATATAGAAATAATTGAAAAGAATGCATTTAAAGAATGTGAAAATCTTGAAAATGTTTCAATACCGAATTCTATTATAAAAATTAAAGATAGTGCATTTGCAGATTGTCATGAATTACAATCAATTACACTTCCAGAGAGTTTAATAAGTATTGGCGATTATGCATTTTATAACTGCTATAATTTAAATCAACTTGTAATTTTATCAAAAAATATTAAAGTTACTAATGCGTTTACAAAATGTAGATCAATTAGAAGTATTACAATAACTAATCCAACTACTATACATGATATATTGCATAATGAAGATCAATTTAAAGAATTAGAAGATATCACTATTCTTAGAGATTGTCAAGCTATAAGATCTCAAGAGTTTGCAGGGTTTTCCAATTTAAGATCAATAAGCATTCCAGACAGTGTAACAAAAATAGAAAAAAAGGCTTTTTATGAGTGTGAAAAGCTAAAAACTATTAAACTTCCAGATAATTTAACAAGAATTGAAGATCATGCATTCTGGAGTTGTTCTAGTCTGACATCGATCACAATTCCAAATGGTGTAACATATATTGGAGAAGATGCATTTTATGGTTGTACTAATCTAGAATCAATAAATATTCCAGATAGTGTAACTTATATTGGTGATTATGCATTTGGCAATTGTCCAAAATTAAAAACAGCTAAATATTCCAAAGAAATTTTGAAAAAATTTGGTGGCACTTTTAATGTTGAAATTAGAAATAAGCTTCCATCAAAAGCTCACCGAGAAGATCCTGATGGAAAAGAACAAGTAAAAGAATCACAAGATTCTTTAACTGAAGATAATTTGTTCTTTGTTACTGATCTTGACTACAGCAAGCACGTAAAGCCGGTTCTTGACATTTTCAAGTCTTGGCCACACGTCAATGTTGAAAACATAACTAAACATGACAAAGACGTAAAGCTCAAATGGTTTGGATTATATACTGGACATAAGCTTGAAGACATAGTTGCTTTAGTTGCTATCCAAACAAACTTTGACGATTATACGATAAATATTGCTAATGTCTGTTCTAACGGGCATGGAAACGGTAAGAAGCTTTTAGACAAGATAATCGACTACTATTCTAAGACTGATAGAAAATATCTTGTCTGGTTTGCTGATCCAAATGGTGGTGAAAAACTGAAGAACTACTATCGCACTAACTTCCCAGATGCAGAAGAGACAGAGGAAAAGAACGAGTGGTGGCAGACAAGCAAATTCACTCTTAAGCTGAAAGAGTCTTATGAGCGCCCATATACATTAGACCAGATCAAGCAAAAGTATGGGCAGAAGACTTATGATGCCCTTAGGAAAGACCCTGTCCATAGATGGAGAGCTGAGACCGGATTAGAGCTTATCCATCACGAGCCAACGAAAAAAGAGTTCGAGCGCATTGTGAAGAACTGGGATCTTATGTCAGACGAAGATAAGAAGAAATCTGACGAAAAGTCTGTCGAGATCTTTGGACGCGACAATAAAGATCGTATAGAACTTTTAAGAAAAGAATATGATTTCAAAGTAGGAGACAGGGTAACTATAAGAAAAGGTCTAAGATGCAGACAGTCTGGACATTCTGGAAAAATCATACGGATCAATCTTCCAGAAGACCACGACTATAATAGCCATGGATTTTCCTCGTTTACGATAGAAATGGATGATCCAAATCTTGGAATTACTAGTTTTCAATCTGGAGCAATAGAGAAAGAAACGACTAATGAAGCAATATTATCAGAAGGAAAGCATTGGCCGGCTGACTATATGAAGACAGCAAGGAACACTATCAGCAATTCTGAGCTTGGAAAACAGACTTGGTATCTCACTATAGACAATGACGTCAAAGGAATTGCTACTGCATTTGAGCCACTTTCTCACAAGAATTCAAATCTTGGATATTTTGCTTCTATCATCAGATGGTTCATTGAATATTCAACAGACAAAGGCAAGAATGAAGAATTCTTGAAGACAAAGCTTCCAGGAATCATCAAGACACTCTTGTTCGTAGTGAACAATCCTGCTGAAGAATCTAAAATAAAAGACCAATTGAAGAAAGAATGGACGTTTGCTGACTTTGAAAAGTACCAGAAAGACACTGAAGAGAAGATAAAGAAAGATGACTTAGAAAAGCAGAAGAATGCTAAGTCAAGCAGCAATGACTATACTATTGATCCTATTGAATCGTTTGATGAACTTGCTAGAAAATATGGCGACGATGAAGATGAAGATGATTTCAAGACTGGATATCATAGCATAGATGATGAAATAGAGTTTCAAGGCTGGTGCCATACGAATGGAAGATACACATACAATTCATGGACAGAACATGGAAAATACATGTTCTTTGTCATAGCAAAGAACGGCTGGGAGAACATTGATCCACCAGATCCTACAAAAGATGAAAACGCCTATGATGAATACGGGACAAGTTTGATTGCTATATTAGTGAACAATGAAGGTGAACTTCTTAAGTCTACATTGAGATGGAACCATGCAAAAGAACCATCTAATACAAAGCCAGGAAGGTCTGTTGATGAAGCATTTACAGGTTGGGGAGACTTAGCAGACACTATTGGAAAAGACTTTAAAGGAGAAGTTAAGAAATATTTAGACCATCGTGATGAAGAAAGAGCAAAAAGACTAGAAAAAGCAATATCAGAAATAAAAACATTCATAAATACAGCATTAGATCTAGATCTTTCTTTATTGAACGATAAACAAGTTGAAGCACTGCAGATGCTAGAAACAATAACCCTTCCAGATGGGCTTGAAAAAATAGGCATGAACTTCTTCAGGGGTTGCACAAGACTGACATCAGTCGTGATACCTGATTCAGTCACTTTACTAGGTACTCATGCATTTTGCTCTTGTACCCACTTGAAATCAGTTGTAATAGGAAAAGGCATTACTACAATAGGAGCTGGTGCCTTTGAAGATTGCATAGCTCTTGAAAAAATAGACATTCCATCTTCAGTCACTAAAATAGGAATAGGCGCTTTCAGGGGTTGCTCTAGCTTGAAATCTTTAGTCATTCCAGACTCTGTAGTAAATGTTCTTGACTCTGCATTTAGAGATTGTACTAGCTTGACTAAAATACATTTAGGAAAAGGATTGCAGTTTTTTGGAGAGTCATGTTTCGTAAATTCTGGCCTTGAGACGCTTGATATTCCTGGAAATGTAAAAAAGATTGGAATATGGAATTTTTCATATTGTGAGAATCTAAAGCATGTCAACATACAAGATGGTGTAGAGACAATTGGTTCTGCTGCATTCTATGAATGCAAAGGACTAGAGTCTATTTCTATTCCTCCATCATTGAAACGTATTCATGATGATGTATTTAACGGGTGTGATAATTTAAAGAGAGTTGACATATCTGACATAGATGCATGGAATAAAATAGAATATACAAGTGGATTCAGCTGTCCTATGATCCATTATGCGCAGCTGTATTTGAACAATGAACAAATATCAGATGTTGCTCTTAAAGCAGACAAAATTAGCCAATATGCATTTCTTAGAAACAACACCATCAAGTCTGTATACATAAAGAACAACACAGATGAAATCAAGGCATATGCATTCTGCCAGTGCAAAGGACTAGAAAATCTAGTGTTTGACAAAGATGGAGAAGACAGACTAGAAATCAGGCCATATGCATTCAAAGGTTGCCAAAGCATAAAAGAAGTATTGTTCCCACCTCGGCTGTCTCAGATCTACCATGATGCATTTCAAGACTGCAGTAGCCTTACAGCTGTCACATTTTGGCATAAAGATGGCATAAAGGGTGAAAATGACCTTTATGACCTGATCATACACAGCGGCGTATTCAAAACAGCTCCAATAAAAGAATTGACAATCACCGGAGGAACAAACATATACATTGACTACCATGCATTCAATTGGGAGAAGATAGAGACATTCTGCTGTCCAAAGAGAATCTTTGATGGAATCCAAAAAGACATGGGAGGTTTTCCAGACAATGTAAAATGGAAAGATGTGTCTGTAGCAACAGTAGCAGAATCAGACCAATTCTTAGATTCGTTGATGAAATAGAAATTTAAAAAGGAAAAATAAAAATGAAACTAATAAAACTACTATGTGAAAAAATATCACATTTGTTCAAAAAACCTAAGATGCTTGGCAGCCGTGAAGAAGTACATTGGATTAACCATATCTGCGATGAAACTGTTTCTGTAGGTGGAAACTGGGGAACTGTCCAATGGGCAAATCTTCATGGATTCGACGAAGGCCCAGGAACTACATATTGGGTTGGATTAGATTGCCGTTGCTGGGGAATCAGAATCGCTGACTATGTGATTAGGTGCAAAAACAAAGCAACATATGACAAATATGTCGATATTGCAGTTCATAAGGGAGCAAGTGATTTTCTTCAAGCTGCACTTCATGACTCTGCTCTCAATGTCCGCCGTGGTGGTGATGTTGGCGTAGAATTCATTTTCAAGTGGGGTGGTGAAGAAAAAACATTTGATGTGCATCTTGCTGGTGACTTATACGCTGAAGAAAAATAATATGCTAGGCCGTGGAATAAATGCTCATTTGCCAACAAAGTCCGACATTGACAAAGTAGTTGATGTCGGATGTGAATGGATAAGGATTGACTTCGATTGGAGAAGCCTTGAGCCAAAGCGAGGGTCATTCAACTGGAATCCATATGACAATGCAGTAAAGCAGTCCAAGTCTAAAGGACTGAAGACCTATGTTACGCTTTCATATGTTCCAAAGTGGCTGAATGAAGACCATCGTACTTGTCCAGATGTTTTCAATTGGGTGTATTTCTGTACAAAAGTTGCAGCACGGTATGGAAATCAGATCGATGTCTATTCTCTATGGAATGAACCAAACCTTGATGCTTATTCTAAAATATCATTGAATGACTATGTAAATGTTGTCTTGAAGTCTGGCTCTAATTCTATAAAGTCTGTAAATCCAAACTTGCAAGTTGCAGCCGGTGACATTTCTACTTTAGGTTCAGCTGACTGGAATAAATGGATGCATGAATTGAAGAAGCATACAGACCTGTTCGATGTTTTTTCATGGCATGTCTATGACAATTCAGCAAACAACATCATTTCAAGGTACAACTATGGAAAACTTCCTCCAATTGGATGGCTGATAGACAAATGGAAGCCATTCAAATGGGAACTCGAAGACATCAAGAAAAAAGGAAAGAAGCTGTTCATTACAGAAACCGGCTTGAAAGCTAGATATGAAAAAACATCTGAAATGAAAGCTCAGAAGAATTTTGTCAAAGACTTAGACAAGCTAAGAAAAGAAACAAAGTCAGACGTAGTCTTCATCTATGATTTGAAAGACTACAAACAATTTCCTGAAAAATGGGGAATCTACAATGAAAATGAAATACCAAAGAAGTCTGCTCTTTGGCTGATGGAGAACAAATAATGCTTACTACAATACCAGCAAAACAATTCAAAGAGTTCCTTAAGAAGAAAGGTGTCTTAGAAGATGGGCCACCAATAAACTCTAAGAAGACTGAGACTTTCAAATGGGATGAAATGATAAAGCATGCTGACACATACAGGGGAATCTTCGACTATTTGAAGTATCTGAAAGACGTCAAATATGTTGGAGAAGGATCTAGCAGGATATCATTCTTCTTAGAGCCGGGCGCTACAGAAATGGCCAAAGATTCTCCGGCATGCTTCAAGATAGCAAAAAATGAAAAAGGCATAGCACAGACAAAAGCTGAAATGAAACTTTTCGCTGAATACAAAGATGAGATTTCATTTCCAAAAGTATACAATTGCGACTCTAAGAACTATTTCTTCCAGTTGATAGAATTTGGGACAGTCCTTGAAGATGCTGTTGCCGAAGACATCCTTGATCCTTATTCATATTTCAATGAATGGAGTGAATTCATCAGGAAGACAATTGAAGAAGATAGAAACAGCTTAGATTTTCATGTTGGCTACTATGAAGCAAATGATGTTGAACAAGTCATTTATGGAACAGGATTTGATGCAATCTTAAATCTTATATTCAAGTATCTTCAAGAATCAAATCATTTCTGTTGGAGACTTGATGGAGAAAAGAAAAAATTAGCTGATGATGTCATCATGAAAACTAAGAAAAAATTTGCAAACGGAAAATATAAAGAAATAGTTTCATTCCTTAATTTTGCTGAAGAGCATAAAGATACGCTCGTCTTAGATGATTTTGGAAATCAATGGAATTGGGGAGTAGTTGAAAGAGAAGGAAGACTGACACTTATCCCAATTGACTGGGGATTGACTCAAGAAGTATGGGACCATTATTATGACAAATAAACAACTGCCAGATTGGAAAATTTTGAAGTGCGAATGCATAAGGCTGCGCTTAGATGGATTAGAAGTATTCAACATATTGTCTGATGAAGCAATAGAAAAAACATTCAACTACATTGGACCAGATAGAATGCCAGAAAAAATAAGGATCTATCTGTCTAAGATCTTTGACTGCGTCCTTCCAGCTGTTTTGATACATGACTGCAGGTTTGTCATTGGTGGAACAATCAGGGATTTCCATAGCGCTAATACAGAGCTGAGAAAAAACTTGGTAAAATGTTTAAGAGCAAATAGGAAAGACTTTACTCTTGTTGGCTATTGGCTTGCTAGGATAAAGATCCAAATAGCATATCTGCTTTGTGAAAAATATGGAAAAGAAGGATGGAAATTCAAAAATGAAACAGTTTAAGCGTTTGTTCATAGTTCTAATAGCAGCAATCAGCTGTTCTTCAACAGCAGATTCTTTTTCAATTGAACTAGAGAATGACACATTTACTCTCCCAAAGAAGGATTCAGAATATTCTCATGGAACTGAACTTACTTACATGAGAGATGAAAATCTTTGGATCTTTGACAATTGGGGCTTGCAAGTCCAACAGAACATGTATGGGCCAAAATTGATAAAGACTGATGATCTTCAAGTTGGTGAGCATCCATATTGTGGATATCTTTCATTCAATTTCATTGGTGAGCAGTGGTTTGATCTGGATTGGGCAGACCTCTCATTGCAGCACAAAGTTGGCTTAGGTGGTGTTGGTCCACATTCATATGCAAAAGAATCCCAGAAGACAATCCATAAATGGCTTGGATGCAAAGATCCAAAAGGATGGGACAAATGGCAGATCAAAGATGAGTTCATTGTCCAATATGAAGGCTGGGCTGATTTCAACACTAAGCTTGTAGATGCTGGTTGGTTCCAGCTTTATGGAATTCCACGCTTTGGAGTTGATGTTGGAGGATTTAAAGATATGCTAGCAGCAGGATTTGACATTAAGTTTGGGCTGAATCCTGTAGAAGAAGTTGGCCATGGAATGATCCTTTCAGCTCCAGCAAGAAGAACAAATTCAGACTATTCACTATATCTGCTTGCTGGCATAGAAGGAAGATGTGTCTTTCATGATACTTCAATAGATGGTGGGTTTTTCAGAAAATCTGTCTATGAAAATGAATCTGAGATGTGGGTTGGAGAGTTCCATTTTGGAGCCGGCTTCAAAGTAAAGAACTTTGAATTTGAATATGAAGTCTTTAAACGGACTAAAGAGTTCAAGACTGAAGAAAGAACTCCGAGCTACGGAAGAATAGCTGTAAAGTGGAATTTTTAAAATGAGCAGCAGGTTTTGGTACCATGGAACAAAAGAGGATGCAAAGACTTTCAAACTGCATCCTCCATCTGTTTCAAATCTTTTCTATGTAGCAAAAAACATAGAATATGCTAAGCATTATGGATCAAACATCTACAAGCTGACACTGAATGAAAACATCAAGATATTTGATCCAAGCGACATCAACCAAGTAAAAGAACTGAAATGGCCAAAGTTCTTCAACTACTGCCTAGAGAAAAGCAAAAAGAAAAAATTTGATTTGTTTGTTTTCTTCAGATATATTGCACCATATCAGAATTTATATGGCTACATAGAAAGATCTAACGGGAAGATAGACCAGAATGACATTGATGAATGGAAAGAGTTCTGCTTGTTCAGAGGCTATCATCACTATCAAGGTGACTTCAAGTCAACAGATCCAAAGAATGATGCAAACCAACTAAGGACAATTCTTATGAGAGACTTGTCAAAATTAGACTATAAAGCATATAAGTCCTTTGAGCATCAGGTTGATGCTGACAGTGAAATCCTTGGAATCTTTAGCTTAGATGCAATCGACAAAATTGCAAAAAACCCAATGTAAATTATAAAAAGCATATAGTAACAACATGTATTTTATTACTGACAACAACAAAGGTGGAGAAATACCAGTAATCATAAATGATTCAATTTTCCACGACAACAGAGGAAGCTTCAGAATACTGAATACAATTGACAATTCACTTTTCCATGTAGACCAGTTGAATGTTTCAGTTTCTAAGCCTGGAGTCTTCAGAGGGATGCATTGGCAGAAGGGTGAAGCATCTCAAGCAAAGATTGTAACTGTTTTGAAAGGCAGAGTCATTGATTTCGTCTTAGACCTTCGTCCAGAATTTCCAACATTCAAGAACCTCTCTATTTTCAACCTTGATGCTAAAAATGGTCAAGCGTTGTATGTTCCACATGGATTTGCACATGGATTTATAAATGTAGCGGATGAAGAATCTGTCTTTATGTATGCAGTAGACAGTCCATACAACCCTGAAGCAGATTTTGGATGCAGGTTTGATTCAATGGGTGGAAGAGCTGGAGAAATATCAGAAAATTATCTGAAGTCACTTTTACCGAATGAAAACCAAGAACTGATCATTTCTGAAAAAGATTTGAATCTTCCTCCTTTGAATACTATATTAGATCCTGCATTATTTCCATCAGCGAAATCACCTTGGAAATCACTGTTCTAAAAGTAAATATTATTAAAATTTCAATTTTAATAAAAATGAAACTAATTGGTGAAAGTAAGATTAGAGATGCAGAGTTATTGAAAGAATCATATGACTCATCTAAACCACAAACAATGAAGTTGCGCGGAGTTTTCATGCAAGCGGAACAGAAGAATGAAAACTCTAGAGTATATCAAGTTGAAGAATTAGTAAAAGAAACACAAAGATTCAAAACAGAAATGATTGACACTGGACGTGCTCTTGCTGAATTAGAGCATCCAGAAAGCATTCAAATCAATCCTGAACGTGTCTGTGCTAGAATTACAGATTTAGTACAGGATGGTAATGATTTTATTGGTGAAGCAGTTGTTTTAATGTCGGATGAAAAATTTAATATTAAAGGAACAAAATGTGGTGACATTTTAGCATCACTTCTCCAACATGGAACAAATGTTGGTTTTAGTTCCCGTGGTGTTGGTGATGTAGAAGAAAGCGGCCTTGTAAAGAATTTCCAATTAGTTACTATTGATACTGTCCTTGCTCCATCGATTGGAATCATGTCTAAGTCTAATGGAAACCGTTTTGTAAATGGAATTCTTGAAAGCAAGGAATTTGTCATTAATGCACATGGTGAAATTCTTGAAAAGACATATGATACATTTGAAAAAAGCCTCAAGAAGCTCCCATTGAAAGAATCAGAAAGAAATGCTAAGATAACAGAAGCAATTCACAGATTCTTGAAAAGCTTAAAGATATGAACGAACAAATAAGCAATATTCAAAATAAAATAATTGAATGTCCAAATTGCAAACGACTTCTTGATGCTACATATACAGATTTAGATTGTGGCGTAAAGAAATTGATTTGTCCTTTCTGCAATCATATCTTTTGGGAATATTTGCCTAAGTCTTATATGCCTAAATAATTAAAAAACCTCCGTAAAAACGGAGGTTTTTTGTTAACGTCCTCTTCTATGTAGTCTTCTTGGAGGAGGTGGAGGAGGAAGTGGCCTTGGAGGTGGAGGCCTATGGAACCTTGGTGGAGGAGGTGGAGGAGGAGGTGGCATAGGCCTAATAACTACTGGAGCCGGCGGTGCAACTATAACAGGAGCCGGTTGAGCAACTATAACCGGTGTTGGCTGAACAACCGTAACAGTTTCTGTAACAACTGGCGTTGTTGTAGTATATGTAACGGTTTGGACAGGATGCTGAACCACAGTAACAGTTTGTGGAGGATTTACCACTGCTTCTACAACAGCTCCAACAAACAAACCTCCTAAAAAGGTACCAAAGCCACTATGGTGGTGTCTAGCTTGTGCTGGAAAAGCTAGTAAAGAAACGAGGAACAATACTATTAGTTTTTTCATTTTTGAATCTCCTTTGTAATTAGTGAATCATCATTCATATTTATAATTTACTTTCTTGCAAAGAAAAAACAGAAATAATTTAAAAGTAATTATTTTTAATAATATTAGCTATAAAATTTAAGACATGAGCACAGAAGTAGAAATAATGCAACAAAATACTCAAAGATTGACAAATGTTGTTGACAATTATTTGAATATTGTTAAAGAATCACTGTCTGGAATGACAGAAAAAATTGGAAGAATAGCTGAAAATATCTCAGGAGATCCACTTCCAACAGAACCACAAGTCATAAATATCCATGATTCTAGTTCTGTTATTTCTACAATGGAAAATTGGAAACTCGACAAACTCTATGATTTAATTTCTAATTTGTCAAATGTCTTATGTATTTCATCAGATACACCAAACAACATAAATTATGAAAAACTTGAATCTGTAATAAATGAACAAATAAGTGATTTTTATGAAGAAAATGGCATTTCTGACTTTATTTCATATGATGAAATTCTAAATGAAATATCTTCATATGAAGATTCAAATGGTCAAATATCACTAGATGTTGATTTAGTTGATGCAAATGATACATTTGGTCTTAAAAACAAAAGAGATTTGACAAACATTGGATCACTGATATTTCAAGCATTTACAAAAGGCCAAAATGACTATGCAAATCTAGAAATCAAAGCAAAGACCGCAGAATCATTAGCAAGAAAAATAAAAACAGATTTACCACCTGACGCTCCAAAAATTTCTGAATTCTTAGCTGCATCATATTGTAATCCTACTAATACTTATATTGGATCGATAGGAGCATTGTGTGATAAATACAATGAAATATTGCATAATCTTATAGATGAAAAAACATCTGTTGAAGAAATTCTTCAGTTTATTGGATATGCTTCTGGCTTAGCAAATACTACAGGAGATACAGATAAGATTTTCAATTATTGCAAGTTCTTCAAACTTCATGCTAATGATTTGTCTGTAGAAATGTTTCCTTTAAATAAAATTAGAGGAGAAATACCTACATTATCAATAGATTTTTCACTTAAAGATGCTCCAAGGGCTTCTAGAAATCCATTTGATCCAACCAATGAAAAAATGTTTGGGCTTTCATTTGAAGAGGTTAGAATAGCAATAGACGCATTAAGGGGATATACTATGCAGCAGTATAATGAACTGCTAGAAGGAATGCCAAAATACGAAATGTTGGCTACTAGATTAAAACATATTCAGGGTATGCCATGCCTTACTAGAGGAGAATTCACAGCAATACGATCAACAATAACTCAATTAAAGAGTGCCGCTGATGGTGTTCGTGCAGCACTGAGAGTTGGAAATGCCGCTCAATACAATGCCTGTTTGAGTTCATTGCAAGTTGGTGCAAGATCTTTAGCACAATCTCTTTCAAATATATTTAGATCAGGAAGTGTAACACAGCTTAGGCAATTAGTACCAGTTGTAGTTGGTGGTGGAGTACAATTTGTTAGAGCAGTTGGAACAGCTGTAGCAGGAATGATTACTACAGAAATGCTATTGATTTTAGCTGCTATCATTATTGTTGCTATCGTCATATGGTTGCTAGTAAGATCATCATCAAAGAAAGCAGTTAGAATATTTGATGATGCAATAAAAGCAGCAATAAAAGCAGTAGAAGGTATGAATTCTGTTGTTGAACCTGTACTCAATAAAGTCATAGAAAATACATTAAAAGATTTAGATCATCATGATGCTAAAGTTTATATTTCAGTTGATGATGGTCTAACAACAACAGAATGCAATATTTCTGATTTTCCAGACGGTGTTCCAGAAGAATTTATCAATAGAACATATTCAGAATTAGCTCAAAAATACAATGGAATACCATATACTGGTGGATATACATTTATATTGTTCCAAGATGAAACATTATATCATAAAGCTAGAAGCTTGGAAGAAATCCTACAAAGTGCAGCAAATACTGTTAGACCTGATGAAACACTAGATATTATTGTAGTTCCAGATGCTGATGGAGATTATATGGATGAAGGCAACCATGAAATTCTTTGGAAAGGTGGAGAATGGGCATGTGGAATTCATTGCTATATTGACAGATCAGCAGACATAACATATGAAGAAGTTTCAAATGGTGGATGGGAAGGTTATGCTTACTATATTGATGACAATGGAAATGAAGTAATAGTTGATCATGCTCTTGGAACTAGTGAGTTAGATAAAAACTCAACAGAAGGTTGGACACAAGCGCAAGTAGATGAATATTATTCATGCAAACTTCCAGAGGCTGAATCTGTTTCAATCAACATCTTAGGTCAAACTAAGACTGTTACAAACATCAAATGGAAGATTGGAGATAAACTCTATAATCCAGGAGATTCAGTGAGAGTTCCAATTGTTTATATTTCAGATAATACACCTGGAATTGGAAAAGAAAATCTAATCCATAGTGGAAATACTGCTCCGTGGTGCACAGCTATAGCAGAACTCCAAGGAGATATTGCTTAAGTAATTAATTTTAGGTGATTTTATCAATAAGCGCAATGCTTGTAGAATAACCCTGAAAGACGCTGAAAATATCCTTCCTAAGTGGTGGATAGATTCATTGAACATTGATCTTTCAATAATAAAGCATAGCAAATATGTTTCATTCCAGCATGCTTCGAACTTTTTTCAAAGTTCGCTTTCTCATATAGTGAAAGAAAAGACAAATGTCAAACATATCTTAGTGAAATGCTTTGACAAGGGTGAGCATGATGGAAAGATCTATCTTACAATCCAAGTATATTTTAAATTAAAGAACAAAAAAGAAATAATTTTGTTTGAAAAAAGCCTTCATGTGATAAAACGGCTAAAATTGTCTTGTGATTGACAAGTAATTAATTATATAAGGAAATCAAAACATGTTGGACAAAATTATTAAATTTTTCAAGAAGTTGTTTGGGAAAGCAACTGGAAAGATAGTCATTCCTAAATGGGATGAATGCACAAAATCATCTAACTGGACTGGCAAAAATGCAGCCCAGAGAATGATGAACATTCTTTCTCCACACATGGATGAAGAAACATTCAAAGCAAGAGTCAGATGGATCAAAATCAGAGGATGCAATTGCGCACATGTCTTCATCACAAACAAAGCAGATGGAGAAAAAGCAGGATATTCTCCTTATGGAAACAAATTTGATTTTGTTCGTGACAAAAATTATATCAATGTCATGACAAACAGAATCAAATATTTGAACAAAGAAGGTCTTGGTGTGATTCTTTGGCTGATGGCCGATGACAGTAATGCATGGGCTATTAAAGCTCAATCAAACTTTGCTCAATATGTCAAAGATGTAAAAGAACTTGGTTGGTTTGATTATGCATCAACAGTTGTCATTGGATTGGAGCTAGAAGAATATTGGAACAATGGAAGCTTGATTGTCAATATGATAAATATCCTTCGTCAATATTATTCTGGAAAAATTGGAACTCACCATGTCTCTGGGAAATATGCTTTAGCTGGTGCATCTGACATTGCATTTGTCCAAATGGAGCCAGGAAGATCTGACAGTGAAATCAAGAATTATGTCCAAAAAGTAAAGAACGCATTGAACAAGCCAGTCAACATGTTTGAGCTTGAACGCAATGAAGACCGCCATCGTTCAGAAGTAGCATTGAAAGCAGGAGCATTTGGTGTAGGAAACTGGTAAATTATTTGTAGTATGAAGACTACAATAATTGACAGCAAGATAACAATTGAATTTGAATCTAAAGAGGAAAAAGAAGCCTTTTTAGATTCAGATGTTTTTAAAGACTTGATGAAGTGGGAATCTTTCAAACTAGATATTCCAGATGACAAAAAAGACATTGACTGGGAAAAAATAGTCAAAAAATACAAACCGGAGATATACCCATACATTCCACCACACATAGAAGATCCTAAATATCCACCAGGAGATGTTTCTCCTAGAATTGATGATCCTGTTCGTTTTCCTTCAACTGATCCAGATGTTCCACCTCCATGGACTACCATCACTATGCGTGATTCGGATGACACTGAAACTGTTGGAGGAGCAGATGCAACTCCAAGATATGGAAAAGCTACAGTTGACTGGCCAAGCAAATATCCCTGTGAAGCTGGACCATCAGTACGGAAGAAATCAAAAAAGAAAACAAGATGAACAATGATTCTTTTTTGCCCATTGAAATGCAAAATCCATTCACTAGGGCAAATTCATTAAGGACAAAAGGCGGATTTGCAAGAAACAGAAATGCTCAACTTCCAGCATCTACAGTTTCATGGTATGAAGTTGAACTAGACAATGGACCAAGTGTTCCTAATCAACTTCCAGCACCGGCAATTGCAGAAAAAGTCGACTATAATAATTTTGATTCTAAAACTGAATGGGCGCCAGTGTGCTTCATACAGCCACCACATATGGAATCAAATGAAGAATGGAATGATGGCAGGTCGACTAAAGAAGAAGAAATTTCTAAAGAGTGGGAGATGAAGAACAAGCAAGGAAATGAAAAACTCCTGAAAGACCTTGAAAATGATCCAGAGAGAATGCAAATGCTGAAGGACCTTGAAGATGGGAAATTCATGCCAATGTCAAAGCTTATAGAAGAAAGTAAAAAGCATTCGTAGTAAAATATTTAAAATCACATATTTATATTAATAAAATGGAAAAAAGTGAAAATAGCAGGCCCATTTTGTTTGATGTTGTTTTATCAGTAGACTCAAACAAATGGTTCTATGGAAGAAAAAGCAATTTGAATGACCAAAGCAAGCAGCTGCTGATGAAAGGTTATATTCCAGCTGAAGCTTTTGCATCTCCAGAGTTTTCAAAAGAAGTCAATACATATTATTGTTGGGTAGTGAAGCATGAAAAAGACACTGCAAAGAAAAAAGCACGATCACTGTATATTGACAGAGAATTTCTTTTGAATGGCAATTACAAATGGAGTGAAATAACCTACTGATATGCAGAAGAACAAAGAAAAAGAAATACAGCTAAAATACTATCAC